ATGAGTAAACCTCAATATGCAAATGCTTTTACCGTTTCATTCAATAAGAATCTGAATGAAGTCGTTATTGGCTTTGCACAAGAATATCCACACGCAGAGGTTTCTTCCCCAGTATCTGAAAACAACGAAACCACCCCGCCGCTTGAATTTTCAACTATTCGGGAAGATATTTGTGGGGTAGTTATTCCCGAAGAAATAGCTCGACAGCTAGTTACTATCTTAGGGAACACCTTAAATCAGCAGGAATCCGCAGGTCATTAAATTGGATGTGTAATTAATGGCAAAAAAATTTGAAGCAAAAGATCCTCGCGGAGTTACAATATATTGCGAAGAGGACCAATGGACCAGGCATATTGTCAATCCTTCTACAGGCCATCCAATTATGGAAGATAACGTGGATGCCATCATTGAAACAATAACATCCCCTGAAGTCATTTATGAAAGTCATGACAGTTTACCTTCTCTTAATTACCGTGAAGTGTATTGTAAGAAATCAGAAAGTTCCACGTACTATTTTAGTAATGCCCCATATACTAAAGTAGTCGTTACTACATGTGGTGGTAGCGGGGAGGTAATAACGGCGTACCCGGCTAGAAACGCTGAGGGCGGGACAAAAGGGGATGCTATTTATCGTGAACAAAATGAAAATTAATATTGATTACGACAAGCGTTTTGATACTTTATACGTTGCTCTCGGAAACAAATCGAATTCCTATGGCGACGATAGTTCGGATGGCATCATTCTAATGCGAGATTTAATTACAGATGCTATAACCGGGTTTACAATCTTAAGTTTTTTCAAAAAATACCACTCAAACTCCTTGCCAAAATTGCCTGATTCGCTTGGATTTTCAATCGAGAAAGATATTATACCAAAAATTAAACAGTAACGGAATGAGCCTACATCAGTTCCTCATCTTTATGTATCAATGGACAATAAAGATGAGGAATTGATGTTTTACTTACAACTCTTTTCCCCTCGGCTTTGAATTTTAAAGCCGCAAAATGTGTTAGTGTTTCACAGCCTGATCCACCTTGTCCTCCAGGGCCGTAATCATTTTGGTGAGCCACGCCGGAATAGGCGCACCCAGGGCGCCGGCGTTCTCGATGATGGAGCCCGCCTCGGTGAGGATGTACCAGATCACTACCAGAGGGCAGAGCAGTACCGTGTAGGTGAAGGGCAGCTCCACCCCGGGCACATTGCCCAGCAGGTGGCCGATGACCGTGTCCAGAATGGCAGCTACGATGACGGCCACCACGCTGCCCAGCTTGTGCCAGATCCCGTCCCGTGCAGATTTGCTGGACCACTCTCCCGCCCGCAGGGCAGCAGCGGAGCCGGTGGCATAGTCGATAATCATACAGCCGATCCAGGCCACCACAACCCAGCCGAACCAGCCCCACAGGGCGGTGAGAGCAGCACACACGGCGGCCACCGCCGCCTTGAAAGTATTGATGTGCTCCATGTCAGCCACCTCCATCCGGCAGCAGGCCCAGCCGGTCCAGCACCAGAGCGGCCTGCTCCCGGGACAGAGGAGCCTGAGGTGCGGTACCGTCAAACACCCCGGCAGCCTCTGCCCTTTCCCAGGCCTCCTTGGACCAGCTGCTGCTCTCCTTCTCCCGCTGCTGGGTCAGGTAGACCTCCATCATGGCGTTGAACTGTTCCTGCGTCACTTCTTCCCCCTCCTCCAATCGCTTGTTGACCGCTGCCGCGATGTCCCCCTCCAGGGCATACAGGTAGTCCCCCGGACATGCCTTGGCGGCAAAGTCCCGGTGACAGGTCATGTTGCACCCACCCCGGTGGTTCACCCGATCGGCCTTGCTGTTAGACCACACCAGGCTCTTGATACCGTTCCGACCGCAGATATCCGTCAGCAGGTCAATGAGGGCCGCCAGCGCCTTTTCCGTGACCTTGTAGGGACTCACCGCCTCGCTGGACACCTCGATGGTAATGGCCCGGTGGTCATTCTCCCGGTCGGAGCTACACCAGGACCGGTCCCTCTCGTCCACACACAGGCCGATGCTGCCGTCCTCCCCCACAGCATAGTTGCAGGACGCACCATTATCCGGGTCGTAGCCTGTGAAGTGGGACATGTTCAAGATCTGCCGGGCAGTTCCCTGCCCGGCAGTACAGTGGATGGTAATGGTGTCAATGGCGTGGTTCCGGGGACTGGTCCGGTTGGGGGACAGCCTGGTGCAAGTCACCAGCGGGCTGTTACTCACTGGTCTCGCCGCCGTCCTCAGTGCCGCCGGTCTCCTCACCGCCCTCGGTGTCCTCGCCGCCGTTCTGCTCCTTCTCCCATTCCTCCCGGGCGGGCTGAGAGATGGGGCCGGGGTCGGCGGTGGCCTCCATCAGATCGATCATGCCCTGATAGTCGCCCTCATTCCACAGGGGCTTGAGCTGGACCATCAGCGCCATGCGCTTGCGGATGTAGGCGTTGAACTCGCCGTTCACGGCAGCCAGGTCGGGGTTCTCCTCATGGAGCTTGGCCCAGTCGGGGCGGAAGGCACGGGGCAGCACGGTAGCGCCCTTGTGCTCATCTCTGCCCAGCCGGATGTTGTTCTGCATCATGGAATCGCCCACGCCCAGGTCCACACCGTTGGCGTTGGCAATAGCATAGCAGACAGGAACCAGTTTATTGTAGTTGATAGACATGTTCTTTCTCCTTTCCTTTTACTCCGCGGTTCCGCCGAACTCGGCGGGCACCAGCTCCGGCATGCCGAAGTCCTTGATGATGATGTCGGCCACCTGCTGCTTCAGCAGCCGGGGCACCTGATCAAACTTGGTGCGCTCCTCCACCACACGACACGCAAACAACATAGCCATCATTTCTCTGTCTCCTTCCAAATATAAATATATTCCCAAGGCCCAGCGGGCCAATAGGTCACGCATAGACCACCGATGCCATCTCCACCAGGCAGTCCTCCAGGAACTGATTGGACTCCGTCAGCGCAGTTACCTTTGCCTGCAGCTCTTCCACCGTGGGGGCAGGCTCCTGCTCCGGCGGCGTGGGGACCTCTCCCGGCGTCAGGCCCACCAGCACTCCGTCCTGAATGTCCAGCGTGCAGTAGCCGCAGCAGTCCCAGGCCGCCTTCTCCAGCTGGGGCGGCACCGCGACCCACCCCTCCAGCCAGCACTCTGTCCGGTGGCTCTGGCTCTGCAGGCCGTGGCCGCCGTCCTCTCTGGCCGCGATCTCAATGATGGTCAACATCCAAATCCCTCCTGATCCATGTAAATAAGCGATACAGCAGCCGGCGCAGCAGAGATTTCCTGTCCTGCCGCCCAGACACCCGATCCTCCAGCCAGGCCAGCAGCACCCCGGAGCTCCAGCCGCCCGGCTGTACCTCCAGCTCAGGCCCAACCGCCCCCGCTGTCCGTACCCGGCCGTCCCGCACAAAGCGCAGCAGCAAGTCCTTCAGGTGGATGGGCGCAGGCTTCGGGATAGTTTTGCCCCGTTTCTGATAGGTCCGCTTCTCCCGCGTCTCCTCCTCCAAAGGTAGATCGTTGAAGTGAGCCATGAGCCGCTCCTCCAGGCTGTCCAGCCCCCGCACCTCCACCTGCTCCCCCAGAGCCAGGCTCTCCATCCGCCGCAGACCGCACCGGATGGACCGGAGCACCGAGGCGTGATCCACCCCCAGCAGGGCGCCGATCTCCCGCAGGCTGAGCCACTCGCCATAATAGAGGTACAGATAAGTCTGCTGGCGCTGGGTCAGCCGGTCCAGGACAGCTTTCAGCACCTGCGGCTCCCCCAGATCCACCACCAGGGGGCCGCCCTCCCGGCGGCTCAGCAGATCATAGAACACTCTGGCGTCCTCCGCGATCCTGTCCTTTCCCCGCTGTAGGGTGCGGCAGACGGTGGAGCGGTGCTTCCCCGCCTCCCGGGCCACCTGGGCGGGGCGCTTGCCCCCATCTGTCTGGGCCAGATAGGCCTCCTGGGTTGGGGTAAGTCCGGCCCGGGCCGTCCGCACCGCCAGGCGCATTTTGTCCTGTTCCGTGGGGCCCTCCGGGTCCTCGCTCCCCTCCAGCTCCGCCCAGGTCTGGTACTGGAGCTTGTCCCACTGCCAGCCTTCCAGGCCGGACCAGGTTCTGCCCCGGCTGATCCTGTGTTGTGGCATCAGCTCCCGCAAAAGCCGGGCGCAGTCCACCAGGTCCTCCTCCACGGCAGCCAGCTTCAACCGAAGGTCCGCAGCCTCCCGACCCCGGGCCGCCGCCAGCTTGGCCTGAAGGTCCGCCTTTTCCGCCCGCAGGGCCTTGGCCCGCTCCTTGATCTCCCCGGCCCGGTTCATTTTTTACTCGTGTCTATCCGGGGCGCCCGGAGATCGGATGTGGTATAGGCCCCATCTCTTGGCCGGGTGTAATACCCCTGAGTAAGCTGCCGCAGATCCCGCATCTCCGCCAGCATCTGCCGCAGGATTGCCAGCTCCCGGGCGGCAACGGAGTTCCCCTGCGCAGCCTGTTCCTTCCGGTCTTCAATGGCCAGCCGCAGACGCACAGCTGCCTCCCGATATTCTTCTGCCAATTCCGTCAGCTTGGCCATATTCTCACCCCGCGCCCGGTTTTCCGATATGCTCGATCTCATACCAGGTCTTGCCGTCCAGGCCGCCCCAGGTATACCCCATAGCCTCCAGCACGTCCCAGGTCGCTCCATACTTGAACACCAGGGCGGTGGAGCCGGTGGCCGACAGGGTAAGCCCCTCCTCTCCCACGGCGCTCACCCGGATGGTGGCGGTAACCGATGTCTCCCCGTTTCCGTGGATACGGATGCTGTCAAGCGCATTCTGCCCGTCGAACCTGGACATACCTCCCGCCGGCTGGTAGACCGCAGTTACCCCGCCGTTTTTCTGCACTGTCCATCCGGGGGCCTCTACAGTCAGTGTGGCAGCACCCTCTCCGGTGATCTCCATACGCAGCGCCCTGATCCTGCACAGGGCGGTGATGCTGCACATACCGGCAAACTCGGCCACCTCACCAACTCCGAAGAAGCCATAGGAGACGTCAAACTCCGGTGTCAGCGCCGCCCGGAAGACCTGCAGCGACGTGTCGCCCTGGGCAATGCGGAGTACCTTCGGTATCAGGGTCTGCAGCGGCTCGTCTGCAGTAGCAGACACCCCCATCCGGGCCAGATTCTCCGCCAGTTCCTCCCGGAGCCGGCACAGCAGAGAGACATACGGCGTCAGGTTCGTACTCACGACGGCACCCCCACCACCTGCTCCAGCAGCTCAGCCAAGCCGTCCAGGGCCTCCATGCAGCTGGCCGCATTGGCCACCGCCTCATCCAGCTCAGCGCCCGTACAGGTCAGCTCATATTCGGTTGCCATACTATCCCTCCTCACCGCCAGGCGTTTTCCGTCCCGCAGCCGGGCAAAGGAGCCGTCCGGCAGGATCACCCTGGCGCTGTCCGTTGCCTGGACTCGGACCGCGATCCGCCCACCCACTTCTACCGGGTTGGGCAGAAGTGAGACCGCCAGGATCACCGGGGGAAACCTGTCCGCCATACCGCTCACCTCACTTGCCCACCTGGATAGAGACCCGCTTCTTGATGATCTCGGTACCCACCGAGAAGGTCACAGTCAGTTGATAGAGGCCGGTGCTTTTGGGCTCCACCTCGACTCGAAGGTCGTGATCCACGATCTCGACTACGCCCTCCTCCGAAGTGCCGCCGCCCTCCAGGAGCCAGGTCCCGTCCCGAATGGTAAAGGCGTCACTGTCCCGGATCGTGACCTGCAGCGTCAGCCGCCGGCGCTCCCCCAACAGCATTCTGATCTCCTGCACTGTAACTCACCTCCCACACAACTGGCAGCGGATCAGTTCTACCGTGATCTCATGAAGCTCCGCCGTGATCCCCACCGGGTCCGGCAGAAGCCGGGCAGAAATCTCACGCCGGGTCAGTACCGCCGCCACCTGGTCCGCAGACCAGTCCGCGCCCACCTCCAACAGCTGCACCCTGCAGCACAACTGGGTGATATCGTAGGTCATGAGGATGGAGCAAAAATAGCTGCGGTTTCCCGCGTCATCCTCCGCCCACAGCGCTACGGTGTACTCCCCGGTGGGCCTGGCGGGGACCGTGGTCTCCCACAGGCCCTCCTGTCCCGGCCGGAGCAGGATCTCCGCGCCGTCACAGCTGCCCCAGATCCGCTTAATCATCGGTAGCCTTGACCCGCAGGATAAAGGTAGCGCCGCAGTCCACGGGATTAGGCGTCATGGATACACTGACGAACACAGGGGCGTTGGTATCCAGATAAACGGTGCGGGTGATCACGGTCTGTTTGCCTGCCGCATCGGTGGCCTTGATCGTGATCCGGTTCTCCCCCTCGGTCAGGGTGACCTCGGTGGAGAAGGTACCGCCCTCGTTCACCACCACCGGGCTGTCGTTGACCGTCAGGGTGACAGGGCCGGAGGTCACGTCGTTGGTCTCGCCGCTGACCACCAGCTTGCTGCTGTTGGTCTTGAAGCCCTCCACGGGTGCCGTGACGTTCAGGGTAGGCGGCACGGTGTCCGTGGTGAAGGTAACAGAGGCCTGCTGGGCCGCGTTGCCGTCGTGGTCCGAGGCGTCCACCGTAATGGTGTGGGGGCCGTCCTCCAGGCCGGAGGCCGCAGCGGTAAACAGATACCCGCCGTCTGTGGCCTCGCTGGAGAGCTGCTCCAAGGGCTTGCCGTCCACTTTGACCACTACCGTGGCGGTGTCCACGCCGGAGTCGTTGTCCGTCACCTTGAAGGTAATCGTGGGGGCTGCCGTTCCCAGATAGGCGTCCGCGGTGGGCGAAGTGATGGCAATGACCGGGGCCACCCGCTCCTTAGCCTGCAGGCGCAGATTGGTGCCGAAGGTGGAATGTTCGTCATCAATGGTGGTGGAGTTTCCGCCCTCATCGGTTGCCGTCAGTTCCACCGGGTAATAGTGCCCCTCCTGGTTATAGCTGGACAGCATGGGAGCCTGGATCTGTACCACCCAGTCGCCGCTGCCCTCTTCCTGGGTCAGCTGATAGGTTTGGCCGTTGATCCTGGCCGTCATGGTTTTGATCATGTGTTTTCCTCCCAAATATCAGGTCATTTTCGGGTGACAGTAAAAGGACAGTTCAAAGTCCGCCCAGGTTGGGAAATGCTCCTCCATCTGGGCCCAGGTGAGCCCCGCCGCCTCCAGATCTCCCCAGGTGATTGGGTTAATGATAAATTGCAGGTGTGCAGGCTTGACCAGCTCCACGGAGTCCCGGAGCAGCCTGGCGTCCACACGGATAAACCCCGCCTGATCTCCATAAAACCGCAGAGAGAAGGTATACTGGGAAAAATTCTCCGTCACCTTCACGTCATAGCCCGTCAGGGCCTTGGCCATGGACTCAATGAGGGCCACGTTGGCGGTACCGCCGGCGCACAGCTGGGCCACCACCGCCTGCCGCCGCTCCTCCAGGGTAGCCCCCGGAGCGGGGGTACGGCCGGTGAGCCGCTCCCACTCCGTCAGCCCTGCCTCATTGGCCGTGTGGGCGTAAAACTCCAGATAGAGCCGCCTGGCCCCCTCCAGCAGTTCCTGGGACAGGTCCGCCATGGGGTCCGACACCCCGGCGGTATAGGGGCTGTCCCGCAGCCGCCGGGGCAGCCGCTCCAGTATGTCGCGTGTCATCTCGGAGCCCCTCCTAACCCGTGGTGATGGTCACAGTACCCAGCACCGGCACCTGCTCCGCCGTCTTGGCCACGTTGGCAGCCTGCCCGTTGAGCCGCAGGTCCCCATAGTCCACCACGCCGTCGCAGGACAGCAGCCGCAGGGCCACCTGGTTGAACCGGACCGGATCACCGGTGCCGAAGTCCATAGCCTCAAACATTTCCTCCAGCAGGCCGGACAGCTGGGTCTCTACGGCATCCGCCCGGACGCCGCCGTCCAGAGTGCAGGCGGCGGTGACGGAGATCTCCAGAGCCTGGGCGGACACCGCCGTTACATCCGCCCCGATGACCCGCCCCTCGTCCAGGATCTGCTGGGCCTGAGTGACGATGAGCTCGTCCACCGGCTGCTTGTCCGCGCTGGCCAGCACCACCTTCACGGTGCCGGGGCCGTCCCACAGGGGGATGGTCTTGGCCTGGCCCACGCCGGGAGTCTGGCGGGCCAGCTGCTCGTAGTAGTACACGTTGCCGCTGGCCACCGGCTTGGAGAGCCTGGTATAGATCCGCTCATAGAAAGAGGCATCGCTCTCGGCGTCGGCCCCTCCCTCGCCGGGGCCGGCGTTGGTGACCCCATCCACCCCCGGAAGGGTCACCAGAAATCGGACCACACTGCCGGGAGCCACGTTGTACACCTCCCCGGCGGCCTCCGCCGTGGCGGGGACCACCGCGGTGCCGCCGGAGATGGAGGCCGCCAGGTCGGTGGTAAACCGCAGGCCGGAGGCGGTGAGACATACCGTACCTGCCGGAATGACCGCCCCGTCATGACCGTTAAATGTGAGGGTAACATGGGCGGTGGAGGCGAGGGTGCGTTCCATGCCGTACTGCCCGGCAAAGAGATCCAGAAAGGGCCCGGAGTCCGGTCCGGGCACGGCGGCGGCCAGCAGCACCTGAAACTGCTGCCAGGCCTTATAGATCTGATAGGCCGCCTCGGAATAGATGAGGTCGGTATAGGAGCCCTCCCGGGTGTCGATATCCAGCCCGGCGGCCGTCAGGCGGCTCATCAGCTCCGCCTTGACGGTCTCCGGCGTGACCTCGCTGCTGAATGCGCTAAAGTCCAACATCCACGTTCACCTCCCCGTAAATAGTACTGACCATGCACCGCAGGCTGAGGGTGGAACCGGAGAAGTTCACTGCGATCTGCCTCACATCGTTGATGTAGGGATTGACCTTCAGGCACTCCTGCACATAGCGCACCGCCTCCGCCTCCTTGACCTCGGCGGTGTAGGGCCGTCCGGTGAGCTCCTGGAGCTCGCAGCCGTAGTTCCGGGTAAAGAGTACCAGATGGCCCCGAACGGCGTGGAGGGCGTTCCACGCCCAGGTGGCCACCGCCTGGGCCCCGGTGACCCACACCGGGCTGCCGCCTCGCCAGCGGGGCCGGTCCGTCTCAAAGTCCCAGGCCACCTCCCGGTACAGGGGGAGGGCCCCCGTCCCCAGCCCCGCCTGGTCCGGGGCTTCGATCAGCGGAAACAGCGTCACGGCTCTCCCTCCTTCCCCACCGGCGTGACTTTGCACAGCACATAGTAGATCTGGCCCTCACGGTCGGGCAGCAGCACTACCTGGTCTCCCTTGGCCAGACGGCGGCTCTTCAGGGTGACGGTGACTGTTCCGGACAGGGTGCCGGGCAGGTTAAACAGCGTGATGCTCTCCGCCAGACACTGGGCCAGGCAGGCCACCACACGGTTGACGCCCAGCGTCACCTCGCCGCCGGCGGAGGAATAGGTGGCCTCCACCTCCTCGCTGTAGTCGTACAGCAGCATGGGATTGACCATGAGATCCCGTTCGTCCAGATCCATGCCGTCTGCCCGGATCACCAGGCGGTCCTCCCCCACGTCCAGAACGGTACCCAGGCACCAGCCCGGCGGCTGGGCCTTTTGGGCCCGCTTGTCTACCTCCAGCAGAATGCCGGCGTAGGGATCTTCCGGATTCATGTCACGTCACCTCCCGATTCTGTCTGATACATCACGTTGCGCAGGTTGAGGGTCAGCTGCACGGTGTAGCCGTTTTTGTCCCAGCGGTGCTTGTCGGCGTCGATCCAGAACACTCCGGACAGACCGGTCACCGGTTGGTGCACGATCACCGTCCTGCCGGTGGTGAGCCGGACATCTCCCAGACAGCTCACCGTCACCTTCTGGGCCAGGCCGTTGTCCTCCAGCAGCCTCCTGGCCTCGGTCTGGGCGTCCTCCCCCTCCCGCTGGGTGATGTGCTGCTCCAGCAGGCCGTACAGATCCACCGCGGACTGATCCCGCACCGTGGTCAGCCGCACGCCGTCGGCGTCGTAGATGCCCACGCTGTTGACCATGTCCTCAATGGACTGGGTGGTGGTGGAGGTCAGCAGATTGGACTTGGGGCGGATCACCAGGCTCTCCCCCCTCTCGCTGCGCTCCCGGACGGTAAGCCTGTCCCACTCGAACCGGGCCAGATACTGCTTCCCCGTCTGCCGGGAGGCCAGGGTGTACAGGGTACTGATGATTCGCCACAGATCAGTGCCGGAGAATTTGCGGCTCACCGACACCCCGGTGGCCGCCAGCTCCCCCACGGGGATGCCGTAGCTCTGGCACAGGCGGCGCACCGCGGTCTCCGGAGTCTCCCCCCGCACCTGCAGGGTGCCCTGGTTGCCCGCCAGATAGAGCCCCCGGTCCATGGCGGTGACCGCCACAGTGGGCTTGGTATCGCTGAGGGTGCGGGTCACCACCGGCCCCTGGAAGAGCTGGGCCCCGCTGTCGTCCCAGAAGCCCGCCATGGCCCCCACCGGGCATTCCACCGCCGGCAGGTTTGGGTCGGCCTGGCCCACCGCCAGATCAAAGGAGAGGGTACGGGCCGCCCGCTGCTTGTCTCCGCTCCACTCCACATTGCCCACCAGTCCCCAGGCGTTCTCCACTGTCCTGCCGCCGGAGGTAAACTTCAGGATCATCCGCTCACCCCCAGTTGGCTGGCGGGAGGCAGAGTAAGCACCTGCCCCGGAAAGATCAGATGGGGGTTCTTGATGCCGTTGTAGGCTGCCAGTGCGTTGTAGTACTTGGCGGTACCGTTGCCGTAGAACCGGCGGCAGATCACCGACAGGCAGTCCCCCGCCGCCACCGTGTAGGTCTGGGCCTGCCCGCTCTGCTCCGCCTCGCTGCGGCCGCCGGTGCCGCCGGTACCGCCGGTCTGGGAAGTCACCGCCTCCAGAGGCTGGGCCTCCTTCAGATAGAGCTTGGCATACACGTCCCCGGTGCCGTCCCGCTCCTCCCAGGCGATCTCCTCCAGCACCACCTGGGTGTTGACCACGCCGGGCACCACATAGCGCACCACCTTTTTACCCCGCACCCAGGCCATGAGCTTGTTGACATAATAGTAAGGGTCTGACACCGCGCCGGGGGCGCTGTAGGGCCGCACCCCCGCCGGGAAGAGGCACTCCAGCACCCCGCTGTAGGCGGAGGGGTCCCCGGGCAGATAGACGGTGCCCGTGCCGTTGACGGTGAGCTCCCGGACGTTCTGCCCGGCGCTCCACCCGAAGGGCAGGGGCGGCACCGGGAGCCGCAGCTCCTCACCGTCCGCCAGAAATGAAAAGGTCAGCGACATGGTCTCCCCCCTATCCGTAGGCTCCGGCCAGGCCGGCCTGTTTGATCTTCACCAGCAGACTGGAGGCAATGGCGTCGATGTCCGACTCCTGCCGCACCACAAAGGTGTTGCCCGAGATGGTGACTCCGCCGGCGCCGCCGCCCCTGTTATAGGAGCGGGCCTCCGCCGCCGTCAGCACCCGCTCGTCCTCGTGGAGCAGGGCGGGAAAATCGTTGTAGGGCACCCGGCCCAGGCCGGTAGCATAGCGGTACGCATTGTTTTTCCGGATCTGATTCCCCTCACCGTCCGACCCAAAGGCAGACATGACCGCTCCCGCCAGCCCTTTGGTAAAGGCCTGCTGCAGGTCGTACTCCGCCCGCCACCCGTCAAAGGACGCGGCCAGCCCCCGGATCGACTCGATCAGATCCAGCTCGCCCTCATGGACCATCAGATAGGCCTCGCTGGACTCATAGGCCGCTGTACCCAGCGCCTCCGCCTGCCGGCGAAGGTTATCCATCGTGATGCCTGCCTCATAGCTGCCGTTTTCATAGTCGGCTGAGGCCTGGACAAATTCCCCCCGCATATCCTGGAGGGCCTGGAGCTGGTCGTCGGTAAAGAGCCCTCTGGAGGTGTCCTCCCCCAACAGCACAGCCTCCAGGGCTTCTCGTGTATACTGTTCGGAGAGGTTTTCCATGTAGGCCGTATTATTTCCGGAGATGCGATTCAACTCCGATATGGCATCTCCCAATGCCCCGTCGTAAGCCTTCTGCTCCGCCTGAAGGCCGTATTTTCGGGTCTCGTTATAGCTGTTGCCTCTGGCGGCGTCGATCTCGGTCATGGTATCCTCCAGGGTGGAGGTCAGGCCCTCGAAGGTCTGGGCCATGGTCTCCATTGCGCCGCCGTACATGGATTCCATGCCCGCCTGGATGATGTCCACCGCGTCTCCGCCCTTGATCTTCCCCTTGGAGATCATGTCGTAGATCTCGCCCTGGGTCTTGCCGTAGGCGTCGGCCAGCATGCCGATGACGTTGACGCCCCGCTCCTGGAGGATGTTCAGGTACTCCAGGCTGGCCTTGCCGGAGCCCTGCATCCGGCTCATGGCCTGGGCCATCATGGTCATATCCTGAGCGGTGACGCCCACGGCGCTGCCGGCGTCGCCGATGGCCTCCATCAGCTGCAGCATCCGCTCCGGGCTGTCTCCGAAGCCGGTGGCCAGGGCCCGGCTCATGCCGGTCAGGTCGCTGTACTCCATGGGGGTCTCAGCGGCCAGTGAGCGCAGGTCGGACAGGTAGGTGGTCCCCACCCCGTCCCCCAGCAGGCGGTTGAAGGCGATCTGGTCCAGCTCCCGCTGGGAGGCGGTGGCCGAGCCGCTGGTCAGGCTCTCCTCTGCCGCACTTTGCCCCTGCTCATAGAGCTGCTGATAGTACTCCTTGAAGGCCTCGTCCTGATTCTCGTAGGTCTGGGCCGCGCCTCCTGCCAGGCCCACCAGGCCGCCCAGAGCGGCGCCAATGGCCGTACCGATGCCAGGAGCGATCATACTGCCGATGGCCGCGCCGCTGCCGGCGCCGGCCAGGGCGCTGGAGAACAGGCTGCCTGCATCGCTGCCGAAGGCGGAGCCCACCAGGGTATTGGCCCACTGACTGGCCGCATCCCCCAGCAGGTTCCAGGCCCCCGCCTGCCCCAGGGCCCTCAGGATACCGCCGGAGGAGCCGCCTGTGGTGTCCGGATCCGGATTTGGGTTCCCTGACTCCTGTCGGGCCAGCCGGTCAGCCTGATTCTCCAGTTCCCGCAGGGCGTTCTGGGCATCCCGTGAGGCATCTGTGGTCTCCCGCAGCACCGTGCGCAGCGATTCATAACGCTCCGCCGCCCGGGTCAGCGCCTCCGCATCTGCCGCAGAGCCGGTATCCCGATAGGCCTTTTCAGCCTCCTTCAGTGCCCTTTTCGCATCCGCAAGCTCAACCTGGAGCCGCCCCTGCTGCTGAATCAGGCCGGACAGTCTGGTCTCATAGGCCTGGGCCCTCTGCCGCAGCGTTTCAAATTCACGCCCCAGATCGGCGTTTGCGCTGCGCAGCTGCTGCAGCCGCGGGCTGTACTGGTCCCGCAAGGTTAACAGGATACTGGCTTCTCTGGACATTGGGCCCTCCTTCGTTCTTCCCCTGGGCGGGGGTCAATGGCGTGCGGCTTCCATGCGCTGCCGCATCTCACGAGACAGGAAGGCCCGTACCAGAGCCTTCTCGCCGGCGGACAGGGACCAATACTGTCCGGGAGACCAGTTTTTCTCCCGGAACAGCAGGTACATCACCGCCAGCTCCCGGTCCCCGCCCTCGGTCAGTTTTTTTCCAATTCCTCCGCCGCGGCTCCCTCGGCGTCGGTGACCTCACCCTTTCCCCAGGGCAAAACCACCGCCTGGCGGAAGCCGCTGAGCCGTTCCACCTCAATGGACACCGCCCGAATCTCGCCGGGCAGCAGCAGAGATTTGACCGCCTCCGCCGGGGTGGGGCCGTGGGCCATCAGCAGCTCCGGCGACTTCCAGATACCGGCGGCGTCACCCGCCAGCACCGTCTGGATCTCATAGTCCGCCATGTCCTTCAGCTCCAGAGCCTTGCCGTAAGGCAGGCCCTTCAGCTCCAGCACAAAGGGCTCGCCATAGAGCCGGCTCAGACGCAGCACCTCATAGCTGCCACGGGGCAGGTCCTTCTGCACATCCGGCGTCTCAGGCCGGAGCAGCAGGTCCAAAATCTTGCTCATCTCAGCTCCTCCTTACGCCGATTCCAGGTACTTGTGGCTGGTGAAGGTGAAGGGCACCTCATCCTTCTGGACGGTCTTGCGCTCCCAGTTCACGATGGGCACCTCATCCAGGCTGACCCCGTAGAGGGCCACCCGCTCAGCCCCGTAGGCATCCGGGTCGTCCAGCTTGCTCACCATGGTCACCCGCACATCCTTGCCGTCCCGGATGGCGTCGGCCATATCCCGGAACCGGCTGTACACCTTGTACAGGCCCATGGAGCCGGTGCCCTTGGAGCCCATGACCTTGCTGTCCTCCACCATCTGCCGGGGCAGATTGATGGCCTCCTTGCTGTTGGTATACTTAGCGGTAAACTTGTAGCACTCGGCCACCAGGTCGCCGTCCCACCAGAGCTCACCGAAGGTACCGGACATCACTCTCTTGGCGCTGTCGATGGTACTCATACGGCCTCACCTCCCATGTAGTAATCCAGGTCGAAGTCCTCCATGGCGTCCAGCACCACGCCGCCCATCTTGATGAAGACCCAGGAGCCGGTGTCGGCCTTCAGGATCTCCTGGTCGGTCATGCCGGACACGTCCACGCCGTTGTTCTTCAGGAACTGCTTCTGCTTGTCCAGGTTGAGCTCCACATAGCTGGACCCGGCCTGGATAACCCCCTCCCCCTCCAGGGTCTGGAGGAAGGCGTGGATCTCGCTGACCAGCAGCATCTTGTTGTCGTAGCTGTTGGCCATGCGGATGTACTTGTCCTCAATGACCGTGCGGCACTGGCTGCGGATCAGGTCCAGGGCCTCCACGATCTTGATCTTCTTCAGGCTCTCGCTCATATCTCCCGACACGGTGGTCAGGGAGTTCACCGCCCGGCCCAGCTTCACCTTCCGGCCGTCGTGGATCAGGATGAGCTGGCCGCTGTCGGCGGCAGCATCCGGATCTGCGATCTCGTCCACGCCGCTGACCTCCTCCAGGGGGGTGGAGGTGGCGGAGGACTCAATGGGGGTGCCCGCCAGCACCCCGGCGATCCGGCTGCAATAATCCCCGGCGGTGTAGGTCTGGCCGCCGGCCACAATGCCGGTGGCCACGAAGTCCACCACCGCCATGTTGTCCGCCTTGTGGTTGGGCAGCACCAGCTTGCCGATGCAGTACTTCTTCCGGGCCTCCTCCAGCCAGGTGACGGCGGCGGCCATGTCCTCCGCCTCCACATCCGCCGGACAGGCCAGGTAGTCGAAGTCGCTGGAGGCCAGGGCCGCGCATCCCACCTCCACCAGGTCGTCCTCGGCTCCGATGACCGACAAAAGCACCTTCTGGGGCTTGCCGTCGCCCCCCAGGAAGGCCCGGGTGATATAGGCCTGGACCTCCGCCCCCAGGCCGCTGGGCACATCCTCCGGGTCGGCCAGGGGATACAGGCCGGCAGTTGCCCCCTCATCCCGCACGATCAGGGCCACGATTCCGTTTTTCAGCCGCCGCACCACCTCTTCCGCCGCCTTGTGAAAAGTGATGGTCAGGTTGGGCTGTCCCATACCAGCCATTTACGTCTCCTCCTTCACGTTGAAATTCATATCGAACTGCTCCATAGGGGATACCTGTACCTCCTCCAGATCCCGGTCATCCTGCCAGGACAGGGTGAAGGTCAGCTCGGCGTAGTCGTTGAACACCTCGCCGGCAGCGTCGGAGAGATCCAGGAACCGGTCCCCTACCCGGATGGCCCCGCCGCTGTACAGGGCCAGGGCCGCCGTCAGCCGGTCACTGAGGGTCTCGATCTGACTGTCGTGATAGTCGTCCACCGTCTCGAAAAAGGTCACCTTCACCTGGGCAGTGCGCTCCACGGTGCGCCGGGTGGCGTCCTCCATGGTCTGCCTGCCCACCTCCACCAGGAAGGAGGGCCGCTCAAAGTTTTTGCGCACCAGGTTGCGGTAGTGCTTCAGCCCGGGGAAGGCCTCCGCCGTCAGCTCCTCCACCCCGTCCAGAATGGCATTGATCCTCAGCATGGTCTTATCCCTCCAGATTCTGTGCCAGACGGAGGGCCAGACTGGCCGCCGCCTGGTCCACCGCCGCCCCCATATCCGTGCCGGCATACATCCGCTTGGCGGGGACCTTGGCCTTGTGGATGCGGGGTGTATACCGCTTGGCTCTTCCGCTGGGCGGCCTGATCTTGTGGCCTGATTCGATGGCGTTGGTGATATAGCCCACCGCCCGGCCATATTCATCCTTGGTATTCTCCGCCGCGTGGATCGCCACATAGCCGCCGCCAGAGCCCAGATGGACGTGCTGCCACCGCTGCACCTTCCCGGTACCGCCGATCCTGGCCTTGACGCCTGCCAGCAGCTGCCGGCCCAGCTCAGCCAGAGCCTCCCGCTTGATCTCGGGCGTCTGGCCCATGGCCTGGGCCAGTTCCTGGTCCAGCCGCTCCAGTTCTCTGATATCCATCTGCAGCGCCATCACAGATCCTCCGTCCGCACGATCTCATATTCGTTCTTGTAGGGGTCCAGGGTGTGGGCCGCCTGTACCTCATAGTTGACCCCCGCCACCGCCGTCAGGCCGCCCCGCTGGAGCACGATCCCCTTGGGGGTCACCAGAACGTAGGTCAGCTGGTTGACGGAGTAGGGCTCCGGCTGGTCCCATTTGGCGTACTTCTCGGTGAGCACGCCGGGGAACCTGGTCCCGTCCTCTCCCTCGTCGGCATCCGCCCGGCATTCCACCAGATCCACCAGGGCCGCTGCCACGTCCAGGTGGTTGCGGTCCCGGCGGGTGATGGAGGTGAGGAACAGGTGCTGTCCCTTCCAGCGCAATGCCTGATGCAGGGTGAGATGCTGCCGCCGGAGCACGATGGCGGCGTCCCTGGCCCCCACCCCCACCTTGCTGAAAAGGTTGGTCTTGGCGGTCTGCTCCACCTGGCCCCAGGCCCGGCGGACGGCCACCCATTCCCACACCCCGGCGGAGGTCTCCCGCAGCTCCAGCACCTCCAGGGGCTGGTCCAGCCTGCCCGCTCCGATGTAGGCCATAGGTCAGGCCTCCTCTCTGGGCTCGGTCAGCTTGAGCTGGGTGATGAGCCGCCGGAAGGCGGGGTTGTCCTGGATGGTCCCATTTACCTCCGCGTCCCGCAGGTCGAAATCCCGCAGCACCATGAAGTTGACGGCCAGGTCATACTGGGCCCGCCGTGGGGTGCCCTCCGGGGGCAGGGAGATCCCCGCCCCCTCCAGGTAGCCCACCGCCGCGTCATACAGGGTCTCCAGGGTGAGCAGTTCCTCCGAGGTGGGCTCCTCCATGCGGCAATAGGCCAGCAGCCCGGCCCGCCGCTCCTCCGTCATGGGCATGGGCTCAGCCGGCCGCGGCGGCGGTGTCGATGTATCCGTTTACCCAGGCCTCGGTGTCCCAGGAGGTACAGTCGTCCCGCAGGCTGCCCCGCCAGATGGTCAGATCCTGCTCAAAGGCGTTGAGCTCGCCCACAGAAGCCACATCGCTGACCTTGATGGTGAACTGGCGGCGATCCCAGTAGGCAACGCCCTCCTTCAGATCGCCCAGGATCATGGGGATCTTGGTGCCGGTGCTGGGCATGGTATCGTTGTCGTAGGTCTTCACCGGCAGGATGTAGGGACCCACACACAGCTGGAGCTGCTTGGGCTCGGCAGGGTTGGGGGTCAGCAGCTGCCGGCCGTTGGCGTCCTTCAGGGTGCCCAGCCAGAGCAGGCCGTCGTCGTTGGTGAGCAGCTTGCTGGTGGCCCGGAAGGTGGAGCCCAGGCCCACCCATGCCTTCAGAATGCCGTCCAGGTCGGTCAGATCGGTGGAAGCATTGGTGGCCACGATGGTCATGATCTCCTTGTTGGCGGTGACCCGGGCCTCATCACCCAGCCACTCCTCTGCCACGGCGGCGATGTTGCTGTCGCTGTCCTCCATCAGTTCGTTGGTAACGGGCAGATAGCCGCCACGCTTCTCGATGTCATAGCTGACGGTGGTGAACTGGGGGGTGGCCGCCTTGCCGTACTTGGCCGCCTCGGCCACGGTGGCAAAGCCGGTGTGCTGGCCCCGCTTCTTGAGGGTGCGGCGGCCGGACTTGGTGGTCACGGGGATCACCCGCACCTCGCTGAGCAGGCTCTCCTTGCTGTCACGCAGGTTGATGATCCGGGTCACGATGTCCTGGGGCACGGCATAGCCGCCGTCAGCCTCCACCCCCTCCTGCATCATGTCTCCTGCGGCCTTGGCCACCCGGAAGCCGCTGCGGGCGGCGTCGGCAAAGCTTTTGACCGCTTTGGCGTAGCCGTCCTCCTGCCCTTCCTGCTCCAGACCGGGAGCACTGGGTTCCTGACCGGCAAAGCGCTCCTGCTCCCGGAGCAGCTTCTCCACGCTCTCGATCTGGGTATTGTAGCCCTTGACCTCGGCCAGCTTGGCCTCATACTCCTCCATGTTCCCGGCATCCAGAGCGGCGTCCGCCGCCTCCAGCACCTGGTTCCGGGCATCCTTCAGGGTGTACAGCTTCTGCTTGTCAATTTTCATGTGGATTCCCTCCATATCCTCAAAATCTTGCTTTCTCCAATTCCAGCCGGGCCTTGGCCCTCTGGACAAATTGGGTCTGATCCTCCTGGGGCTGACGCAGGGCTTTGACTACGCCCGCCTTCCGCTGGGCGGGTACCGCCACAAAGGACCACTCATAGGCGTCGGCAGGCTCCTCCAGGTTGAAGAAGCACAGCTGTCCGTCATAGACCTGTCCCCGGCGGTGGCCGCAGCTGCCCGCCACGCTGCCGCAGATGGAGCAGGTGGAGCGGTTCACGGCACAGCCCACGCTGATCTCCTTCTTGATGCCGCCCTCGATCTCTGCGATCAGGTCCCGGTTGGCCTCGGTGCGCACCATGTAGGCATAGCCCTTCAGCCACCAGGCGGAGTCTCCCGCCCCTGTGGTCTGGCCCGGCTCCTCCACCACCTCGGTCTTATAGAGCCGGGCCGCCTGGCCTTTGGCCGACCATTGATGGTCAAAGATGCCGCTTTTGCCCACAAAAAGCTTGGCCAGGGCCTCCAGGCTGGCCCGGGGGAACCGCTCATAGTCCCGGTCCACCTCGTTGTCGCACAGCCGCACCGCAAAGGTGTAGATCTGATCCTCTGTCAGCTGGGTCTTGGCCAAAGCGTTGATGGCATCCAGATCCGACGGGGTCAGCGGCGTTTTCACAATGGTTTCCATCTCATTCTCCTTCCGGGGCCTGTCCGCCCAAGGCCCGAATGATACTCAGTGCATCCCAGTTTGCCAGGGGACCATAGTTCCAGCTGGCATACCGGCTGTCCCCACCGGGTACGTCCGGCAGATCTTCCAGGGCACGGATGTCATTGACGCTGTATACGCCTGCCTCCCGCATCCCCTTGTACAGCGCGGTCTGGGCCGCCGTGTCGCCCCGCAGCAGTCCCTTCAGCTCCCGCCGGATCCGCAGCCCATCCGCCCGCTCCCGGGGAAGCAGCAGCTTATAGCTGTCCTCCTGCTCCCGCTGGATGACCAGGGGCTGGAGGGTAAACCGGGTGAACTCAATGGCGTTCTGTTCGTTGGAGGAATAGGCCTGCTTGCCGGCATACACCATATGCAGAGGCGTTCCAAAGAATCGGCACACATCGGCCACCCGGATGTCCTCGCTCTCCACGAACTGGGCGTCGGAGTTGCTGACGGAAAGGGCCTGATACTTGAGGCCGTTGTCCATGACAGCCACCCGGAACCCGTTGCCCGGCCCGGCGTGGATCTTCTCCCATTCCCGGCGGATCAGTTCCTTCTTGCTGATTTTCTCGGTGGAGCCGTCACTTTTCGCAACCGCCACTTCCCCGCCGATATCAGTATCGGTGGTCAGCACGCCGGAGGGCCGCCCTCCGTTCTGGTACATGGCCCGCTGGTACTCCTGAGCCGCCAGGCCCGTCTGGATGGTCAGGGCCGCCCGGTGCAGGATGGAGATACCCTCGATGCCGTCCAGGGAATAGGCCTTGTAGTGGAGCACGTCGGCGGGGGACAGACGGAACATCTGTCCCGTCCTGGGATTGGTGTAGATGTACCAGAGGGAGCTGTCCAGAGCCACATAGGGGGTCACATGATCGGGCTGCAGGGGGATGAGCTCCACCGGGTATCCCGTCCTGTTGTCCCGGCTGATCCAGGCATAGGCATTTCCCCGCAGGTCCAGATTGACCTGCATGAGCCGCTCATAGTCGAACCGGGTCATGGCCTCGTTGGGCCGCCCCCATAGCACCCCGGCCAGCCGGTGGTCCCGCAGGCGCTCCTTGGTGGACTCCCGCATCAGATAGACTGGCAGAGCCGCAATGGTGCAGCTGCGCACCTCCACGCATCGGTTCACCGTGGACAGCTTCATGGCCCGGTCCCGGCTCAGACTGATGTTCTCCACGTCCAGGAAGCCGTCCGGCCCGTAGACAGCGGTGGACGTCAGCACGCCGCCCAGGGCGGCGCCGGGGCCGCTTGCCGCCTTACGAATGCCGCGCAGGATGCTCACTTGCCCTCACCTCCTCCGATGGTCCCCAGGATGCCTCCAAGGATGGCCAGCACGCCCCCCGTGATCCATCCGGCAGGGGGATAGATGAGAGCCGCCCCCACGGTGAGAGCCATCGCGCCCCCGCACAGCAGCATCCCCGCGCCCCATTTCTCCCAGGTCCCGGCTGCCAGCGCCAGGATACCGGGGCGGTCTCTCTGCTTGATCTCGTTTTGTTCCATGGTTCCTCCTCAGAATGTGAAGTAGCCCCGATCCAGGGCGGTGTTCAGGTCCGTTATATTCCGCTTCACCAGAACCCGGGCCAGGGCGTTCATAGCAGCCGCCACCGGGTCGATGCGCTCGGTGTCGTCCTTGTGGCGTTTGGACAGCTTCAGGTCCCCGTAGTTGTTCTGGATCTCGATGGCGTTCTGGAGGCACCACAGCACCAGCGGGCTCTCTTCCAGCACCACCCGGTCCTGGAGCAGCAGCTCCCGGAAGGTCTTCACCGCCAGGTTCTGTCCGGCGCAGGTCTGGGACACCTCCACACAGAAGTCCTCCCGATTCCGATCCTCGTTCATGCGGATGGCCAGGTCGGTGGCGTTGTGGCCGTCGTAATCCACCTCGTCCACCTTCCAGCCGTGGCCCCGCTCACCCTCACAGATCCAGTTGTACACATAGCTGTTGTCGGTCACATCGCCGGGGGTCAGGGTGCAGTAGCCGCCCTGGGCCCAGAACTTATAGGGCACCCGGTCCGTCTTCTCGTGGCGGTCGGCCCCGTTCTCCGGCATGAAGCCGTGCATTTTGATGCCGATGCGCCCGTCCGGCAGGTCAAACACCGCCGCCGCTCCGGACAGGTCGATCCGCTTGCCCAGGTCAAACCCGCAGTGACAGCGGAGACCGTCGGTGAGGGCGGCAAACTCCGCCCGGGGCACCATGGCCTTCCTGGCCTTGGCCATACAGTTCTCATCCAGGTAGTGGTTGACGCTGCCCACCTGCCACAGGCACATCCGGCGGGTGAGAAACTTGCGGATCTTGTTGGGATCGTTGGACGCATAGGCCGCGTTGTGCTCATCCCGAATCTGCTTGAGCAGGATCTCACTGTACGGGCTAGGATACCGCAGGCAGGGGTTAGGCTTAGCCCATGCCCCCTCATTGTGGGGGTTGTCCCCCTCGTCCAGCTCCCGGATCATCACAAAATAGCTCTCGTCGATGACCGTTGGGTCCTCCAGCACCCGCTTGGCGTACAGTTCCTCCTCATAGCAGGGCTTACTGCCGGCGTCGTCGCCGGCGGTGGTAATCACGTCCAGCAGGGACTGGGCCCGCTTGCCGAAAGAGTTGGTGCCCAGATCGTAGATCTCCGAATTGGGGTGGGCATGGTACTCGTCTACCACGAAGTAGGTAGGGGCGCCGCTGTCCTTGTTTTTGGTGTCCTTGGACAGGGCCCGCATAAAGCCGCCCCTGGTGCGGTGGACGATGGGATTGGACCGGGGAATGAGCAGCCGCTTGGCAATGTTGGGACTGGCAAGGGCGATCTTCTTGGCGTCGCCCAGCACCCGCATGGCCTGGCCCCGGTCCACGGCGGCGCACTCCACCTCCGGCTCCTGCTCGAACTTGGCCAATTCAGGATGATAAGGCGGATAGATGGCGTCGCCGCACATATGGTGCAGACCCTGACAGGACTTCTCGCTGGACTTGTAGTTGCCCCGGGCCCGCTTGTTATAGGTGTGGGTGAAGCGTCGGGCGCCGGTGTCCTTATGGACCCATCCGTAGGTGCAGCCCAGGTCGAATACCTGCCAGGGCTCCAGCTGGATGGGCTTCCCCGCGTCCACGCCCCGCACCTGGATACACTGGCCGAACCACCGGATGATCCGGTCGGCCCGGGTGGTGTCGAACACATAGGGAAAGCCCTCCGTCCCCTGGCGCTTCAGGTCGTCCAGGTGCCGCTGGCAGGCCAGGATCTCATACTTGCAGCACTGATCCCTGAGGCGGCCCTGGGTCACCTGTTTGGCATAGACCGAGACGGCGTGATGGAGGCCGGACTGCCATCTAATCGCCAAAGAGATCACCGTCCGGATCTGCCCGGTCCTGGGCAGCTGCCCAGGCCCGCTTCTGAGCCAGCCGCACCCGGCCGGAGGGGGTAAGCCCCAACTTCTCCGCATACTGGAGTATGTTGCGCTCCAGGGACTGCATCTTGCCGCTCACCGCGTCCAGCTTGGCCACGGCGTCGGAGGCCGTTTCCGGATCCTCCCCGGCACTCTTCAGCACCTTGGTCACTTGGGCCAATACTTTGCACTGCTGCTCATACCTGGCCAGCATGACGCAATACACGCCCAGGGCATCGCTGTCCAGGTCGTCCAGGATCACCAGACCATCCATCCGTTCCAATACCTTCCGCCAGTAGCGGGCTGCGGCAGCGTTTTTGGTCATGATGGCCGGCTTTTCCATCCGGCTCTCCCGGCCACGGTCGGGGATCACCCCCTCCTCGGCCTGTTCCCGGAGCTGCCGCTCCTCCTCGGTCAGATTTTTGCTCATGTTGTCCAGCGTCTTGGCTGGCGTCGGCATGATGCTCACCTCCTGTCCACCGCCCACCGGGTCAAAACCCTGATGGGGGAGATTTTCTCACATTCGAGGGGCCACGGGGTCTTGCACACCTTCCCCCAAAACCTTCTTTGGGTGGGGGGAGGGTCGGCAAGCCAAGGGCTTGCCCCCGGGCGCGCCCGGGCGGACCCACACGCCCGCGCTCAGGCGCGGACGTAGCTTCCCGCAAGATCTGCCCCTCAGTTTCGGCGGCTGTTTCGCCGCTCTTCCGTCTGCTCCCGGGCGGTCTTCTGGTCGTGATGGTGCTTGCACAGGCTCTGGAGATTGGCCCGGTCGATGAACCTGGCCCAGTCCCCCCGGTGGGGCTCCACATGGTCCACCACCGTGGCCCGGGTGCGGACACCGCGCTTGGCACACTCCCGGCACCAGGGCTCCCGCAGGAGCTGGGCGGGCCGCAGATCGTCGGTCCAGACGGACAGGCTGTACCAGGCGTGCCACTCCGCCGACGCCTTTCTGGCCGCTGGCTTTGGCTTGTGCCTGTCACAGTACCCCTCCCGGGTGAGGGCGGAGCACCCAGGGTGCCTGCATGGTCGGAGGGGCTTCATGGCCACGGGCTATCACCTCCGGGCAACAAAAAAAGCCGGCACCGACGCTCCCCCACTCGGGAAGTCATCGGCACCGGCTTACAACGAAGCACTGGCCACGGTCGATATTCACGATGTACTCTGCCTTGCAGCTCCTGCACCAGAGGATCAGCCCACGGGCTTCAGTTTCGGGGTCTGCTTTCTGGTTGGTCGTCTGCTTGCAGTTGGGACAGACATACCGTCCGTTCCTTACGGATAGTTTACCACACTCACGGTCCTTTTTCAACTTTTCCACTCACTTTCTATGGGCTTTTTTACTTGTTACACCTGGTTTCCAGACCGAATAAAGACGCGAGGGCTGTTTTGTTGTCGCTTGCGCGGCGGCCTGGTCCCTTTCCGCTCCTTTCTCACTGGCAAATAATATTTGATGGTGGTAAACACCCCGAACTCGTTCTCCACCGGCGGCGGCGAGCTGAGGATGATGGCGCCCGGCGGCGCCGCTACCGTGATGTTGTCCTTGACGATTTCATTCTCCACTTTGGGCTTCTTCAGCCCGATGGAGGACGCCCAGGTCCGTGCCCCGCTTTCCGCCTTGCCGCAATCCCGGGGCTCTTTGGTCAGGTACTTGGCCAGGGCCTCGTAGCCCTCCCACAGGTCCAGCGTCTCCAGTTCCACCTCGCCGTAAGGCCACAGGGAGCGGAGCACCTCCAGATCCGCCCCGGTACCGTTGAGGATCATGTGGTGGTGGAGCCGCCCGCCTTCGGCGCTGAGCTGTTCGGTCACATAGATGTAGCGGGTCTCCTGTTCCCTGGCTTTCCGGTGGGCCCGCAGCAGGCGGATCATCTTCTTGAGCCGCTTTACCGCCTCCGGCCTGGACTCCGGCAGGTGGTCGTCGTCGTATGTAAAGACCAGGTGGAGATCCCGGCGGGTAAAGTTGGCGGCCAGCTCCACCTCCAGCTTCTGCCACGATCGCTTCAGGTTCATCCGCTCCTGGGCGGCGGAGGAGATCTCCCGCAGGGCCTGCCGCTCCCGGTCCGAGCTGCGGGGCGTTGGGATGGTGTAGCAGCCCACAATCACCAGCCGCCCGGCAGTGATGGTCTTAATCCGTTTTGCCATTCTGCGCCTCCATCTCCACCAGAGCTCTGGCCCCGTCGTACAGCTGACTAATTCCGTGGATGGTCAGCACGTCGATGCCGGTGTGGAGCTCAATGGAGGCGATCCTGGCCCGTGCGGTGCCGTCTTTAATCCCCAGCGCTTTGGCCGCACCGGAAATGCAGAGGTCGGCATCATGGAGCGCCACAATCAGCCGGACCTGGTCCATGGTCAGGATCCTGTCATTCCGCGCACTGGAGCGTCCCATCACTTACACCTCCCAAAGCGGTTCAAGTAGTGGGCCTTCCAGAGGGCCTCCGGCTGGCGGAGGGAGAGCATTCTGTCCCGCACCAGCTTGTCCATCACCCGGCCGATGCTGGGCTGGCCGTCCATCTGGGCCAGCTTTTCCAGGTTGGCGGCAGTCTGGGCTGTGACCAACACAGAGATTCGTCGCAAATTTTTGTTTTTCATCCAATCCCTCCGTTTGAAATGAAGTGCGCTGTCCGTGGGCAAGCTATCACTGGAGGTGAATCGCATGGAGCCCACATACAGCGATCGATACGCCAATCTGATGGAAGACCCGGCCATGGAGGCCTATTTTGTCCAGCTGCCCGGCTATATCCAGGCCCAGATCCGCGCCCGCAAGCAGCAGCCCGCCACCCTGGAGGACCTGAAACGCATGGCCGAAGAGGTCAAGCAGCTGTTTTAACACAAAGATCGAGGTGATACGATGGCCAAGCAAGGCATGGCACGTCCAGAACGAACCCACACCCAGCCCCGCAATACGGAGCCTCCCGTGCCCGAGATCCAGGGCAAAGCCAAGCACGGAAAGGAACATGCAAAGCCCATCATCCCAGGCACCTCCGGCCCCAACCTGAAGGTGTACCACCAGAAGCCCTCTGCCGACCAGGAAGATCTGTAATGTTGTTCGCCAAAGTACCGCCCCGTTGTGGGCGGTACTTTGCTGTTCCGGCTCTCTGCCGGGCACCCCGCAAGCAGCAGGGCCCCGGTCAGAGAGAAAAGAGAGGTCCGGGTGAGCGAAGACTCTCACCCGGCAGAGAGCCGGAGCAAATGTTACATACGGTCCAGGATCTTCATTGCCTCCTGCAAACCGCACAACATACAATACCCACGGACATCTCTCCTCTACATTTGATCATATTTTCTCAGGCACTTATCAGCAGCCTTCCAATACCGTCTTTGCTCTTTTGATGCCTGCAGCATGATCTGCTCCAGATTTGCCCCCTTTTTACACACATCTCTTGGAATCGATGAGATCGGAAGACCCATGTATGGAGACAACAGTGCAGAATATTCTGCCAATGCCTTGGAATATCGCTCCCCTGCTATATGCGCCTTGTCGTTAAATTGTCGGTAGCGGCGAAACATAATGTCAGATTCAAAGTGCTTCAGCTCATATTTCAACTCAACAGCATGCTCTTTGATCCACCAGATCAGTTCCTCTTTGGTGGCATCTTCCAAATTCATGCTGCACCCACCTCCGCTTTCCGCTTACCGGACTTCTTCATATTTGTCCCTGCTCTCCGGTCGGCAAACCATGGCATCAAGACCTCGCGCTCCCAGCGGTCGCAGAAGTCCCGAACCTTTTGCGCGATTTTGTGGCGATACTGCTTGTGGTCCCCGTGGTGCTCATTGCCGTAGCCGTGCAGCTGGACCTCCACCGGAATCGCCTTGTTCATGTTGATCTGCAAGGTGTAGTAGCTACGCTCCGGCCGGCGGCGGCGGCGAATGAAAAAGATTGGATTCCCGGAGCAGTGCTGGTTTCCATAGGTCCCCACGCAGTGCCGCAGGGTCCTGCCCTCCGCCACAAGGTCCTCCTCCGTCTGAGGGAGCACCACACACAGCTCCCCGTCTGTCCACTCCAGATCTCGGTATTGGATGTAGGTGCTAGTAAATCCCATCTGGTACGAGGCATTTCCACGACCTGTCCAAAGCTGGATGACCCGATCATGGGCCGCCATCAGATCGCGGGGCCAGAGGGTCTCTTCGTCTTCCGCCAGACCTGCGTCCCGCAGCATTTTACGGTAGTCAATCAGCAGCTGCACTCCATCCTGAAGGGCATCCTGCTTTTTCAGATACCGAACCACCTGAACAGGTGTCAGATCTTCCCACCCAGCGGCGACCATTTCCAGAAGATGTCCCACAGCCTTACCGCCGATGTGCTCCCGGCAGTGCTCAAACTCCAGGGCGTCAGCCCTTGGGAACTGACGCCGGTATCTGTCCCAGCATCCTACATCTTCAGATCCCCAATTCTTTTTGCGGATCTCGCGGAACGCCGTCTTACTCATGTGCAGCATTCTGTGTGGCTTGACCTCCGTCCAATCCGCCCATGAAATAGGCGGCGCATCGCACAGATCGGTCTTATATGTCGCGCAGTCGAGCTGCCTGTCAATGGTTTGCACCACAGCCTCCGCAAATCCCTGACGCATCAGGTTTTCCACCTGCGGGTACCTTTCCCAGACATGAAGATATGCTCCAGGCCAGCAGCCATCGGCCCCTATATACGCATCAAGAGCGGTTTTTTCTCCGGTATGGCCAGCCAGATCCGGCCCATAGGTAAGCGTCCATCCGCCTATCTTCCGATGATTAGCAGCCTCGCAGGAATAATAGGCTATCTGCATCGGGTCTCTTGACCATTTACAGGGAATCCACACCGCCTCCGACACGTCGCCGCTGTGCAGCTCGGCCCGGAACCGACGCAGCTTGCCCTCCTCATCCACAATCAGGGCCGCGTGGGGTACAAAGACCGTTGTATCGGTCCCATCGGCATCCTGCCACCTGCGCACCATCCAGTACATGACCGCCGTATAGCGTTCAATATGGACAACCTCTGCCTGTAAAACCTGGTACGTCCTCCCTTGGCGTAGCTCTGAGCGGCGGGTCACCGTAGCGGCAGTCCAGCAATGAGGGCACACAGCTTCATCGCCATCCAGATACACCGAGGAATCCGGTCCCTGCTCCGCATACCCCTCATACGTCTGGCCGTCCGGCCCTTCCGACAGGACAATGCCGTTCTTTACATAGCCGGCGATAAAATCTTCCCCGCAGGCGGTACAGGTGCAGCGGGCACCCCAGCGGCGCTTTTTCGACTGCTCCCAGTGCGCCCAGTCCTGCGGATCCATAATCTGCCCAATCTCGTCTGCCAAGCCGACCGATTCCCGGTGATACAGGATCAGATCACCGCCAAGATCGTGCATATCGTAGATGCCCATCAATACGTCTCGCTTCAGCTCGTCGCAGGGCTGGACAGGAAGCATTGCGGCGAGTGATTTCCAGTTCATATCCATGCCGCACCTCACAGGAAGTCCGCTAGGCTGAGAACCTTCGGAGTATCCCCGCCGGCCGCAGCGGAGGCGGCGCCAAGCCCATAAAACTCCCGCAGGATCTCCTCCGCCTCCAGCGGCGTGACGCAGGAGAAGCCGCCGGTCTTATGGCTGTCCGCAAAGGACTTGATCTTCTTCTCAGCCTGAACGATCCCCATTTGTGGATTTTCCAAGTCCTTTGCCAGCAGCTCCGCGCTCTCGGGTTCTCTCCGGCAAATGTCCTTCAGCTGCTCCGCCACCATCCAGGGTGCGGAGCGCTCTTTAACTTTGCTCTGCTGCTCATTCAGCAGCTTGATTGCCCGATCAATCATTCGGCATACCTCCCGAAGATCTCGGCTAGATACTTCATGGCCTTCTCCATGTCCTGGGCGGCGGTCTGATCCTCCCGGCCCCGGGCTTTGAGCAGATAGCCCTGCATCTTGTTGGCCAGCTCCTGGCCTTGGATAAACAGCACATCGAACTGAGTCAGTTCCTTGTCTCCTGCAATGGCAGCTTTCTTTTCTGATTTCTCCCGCTCCTCCAGGTAGCGCTTTAAGTCCTCCGTCTTAGCCTCAGCCTCCTGCTGCCGGTACTTAGCCTTGGCCGCTGCCTCCTTGGCCTTATCCAGCTTGGCCTGCATCTCGGCAATGGCGTCGGCCCGGGCCTTGTCAATGGCGGCCTGGTCCACCACGGTCTCCACCGCCACGTCCACCGGTTTGGCCTTCAGGTCAGCAAGTTCAGCCTCCAGGCGGGCCACATTCTCCATGGCCTGCTCCCGGTCCTCACGGACCCCAGCCAGACGGGCATTGAGCAGCCGCATATCCTCCGCCATCTTATCCCGGGCCTGCTCCGCTGCGTGCTGATCCGCCTCGGCCCGTTCGGCGGACGCTCTGGCCTCATCCCGCTCCTTGATGGCCTGCTCCAGTTGGCGGGCGCTCATGTCGATGACATTGTGGTCCTCCAAAAACGCATCCCGCTCCCCTTCCGGTAGAGCAAGCAGCATTAATGCCTTTGATGCCCCCAAATCCGCCAACGTGTTCGGATTTGACCATTCCCGGGCCAATTTCATAAATTTCTGAGCTGTTCTCTCCGACAGTTCCACCTGCTCATTGAGCCAGGGGAGCCATTCTCCATGCCGAAGCATATCCTTGGCCTCGATGAGACACCGGCCAATGGTGAGGATGGCCTCTCCCCCGGCCCGCTTGGCATCCAGGATCTCCCCGGTGATAACCTCGATGGTCCTGTCCTCGGCAGGCGGGGCCATCGTCCGGGCAATGAGCGCCCCCAAGTCAGGCTTGCCCATACTGGATCCCCTCCTTTGCCGCCAGCTCCGCCACCCAGGCCCGGTAATCCCGGGCCGCCGAGCAGAAGGGGCTCCAGGCCTGGACCGCCATCCGGGCCCAGCTGGACTCGGGCACCTTGTCGGTGCGGCGGATCACCGTGTCATAGACCGGCACCATGCCCTCCTCCCGGAGATAGGCTACCGAATCCTCCACCACCGGGGAGCGGTGCCACTGGTTCACCAGCACCCCGGATACCCTCAGCGCCGGGTGGAGGGAGCGCAGGCTGGCGATCTGATCCACCAGATCCCCCACGCCGGTGGCCGAGCAGGCATCGGACAGTACCGGGATGATGACGGCGTCGCTGGCCAGGATGGACGATACGCAGGCAGCCGACAGGTTGGGCGGGCAGTCAATGACCATCACGTCATAGGCCTCGTCCTCCTCCAGAGCCTCCCGCATATCCCGTAAAGCCCGGTAGCTCCGGCCACGGTCGCCGCCGGCGGCCTCCAGATCCAGCGCCCACAGGTCCTCCGCCGCCGGCAGCACGTCCAGGCCGGGCACGTCGGTCTGCTCCACCAGCTCATCGTAGCAGATGCTCAGCCCCCGCAGCAGGGCGCCCAGCCCGGCATATTCACCGGGCGGCAGCAGGATCTGAGTGGCGTTTGCCTGCCCATCGGCATCCACCAACAGCACCCGCAGCCGGCAGCTTGTCGCCAGCACATAGGCTAAATTGACGGCGGTGGTGGTCTTCCCCACCCCGCCCTTTCGATTGACGATTGCAAAAGTCTTCATGCACGAACACTCCTATCTGTTTTCCATCGGGAAGCACTCCCGGATGGTCTCATTGCCCACTTTGGCTTCCGCCATGTAATACCGCCGGGCCGGATGGATGTAGACGATCCGTCCGGTTACCGACCGCAGCTTGCGCTGCCTGTTCGCCCGCTCCCCACTGAGCTCATGCTCAAAGGCCGACGGGGTCCAGGTGATCTTCTGGCCTTTTCTCATGCTGTTCCTCCTCCAGAGCCTGGACCGCCAGAGTCAGCGCCTGGGCCACCTGCAGGTGATCCACTGGGAAGCTGCTGGCCCGTGCCAGGGCCTCCCGGCGCAGGATCTCCAGCCGCAGCAGCTGGGCCGCTCTGGCCTTGTCCATGCTGGTCTCCTTTCTCTGCAAACGGATCGTCCGGATCCTCCAGGATCTCCGTAAACTGCACCTGCCTGTACTCCGGCTCCCGCCGTTTCCTGGGGGCTGGAGCATCCACCGCCGACTCATACAGCCGCTGATGAGCGCCGTCAAAGGCCAGATAGATCTTGCCGGTCTCGCCCTCCTTGTTCTTGGCGATGTGCAGAACCCGGCGGCTGTGTGGGGTGTCCTCCTCCTTGTAGAGCAACATGGCCACGTCGGCATCCTGCTCGATCTGCCCGGACTCCCGCAGGGAGGCCAGGGTGGGGGCCTTCACCCCATCCCCGCCCTTCTCCGGCCGGGACAGCTGGGACAGGGCTACCACCGTGATGCCGGTGCTCTGGGACAGCTGGTGCAGCCCGATGCTGATCCCAGCCACCTCTTCGGTCCGGCTGCGCCGCTTATCCCCCTGGATGAGCTGTAAGTAGTCGATGAAAATGGCGTCATACCCCCGGCTGAGGGCAGAGGAGCGGATCTCGTCCACCGTCATGCCGCTGGCGGGCACCCACTCCAGGGCGGGCTGGATGAGCCGCTTGGAGGCTATGGCCAGAGCCTTGTAGTCCTCTTCGGTCAGCTCGGAGCGCTTGATCTTACCGAAGTCCAGCCGCATGTTGTAGGCGATGAGCCGGTCCTCCAGCTTGGCCTCACCGGTCTCCAGGGAGTAAAAGCCCACCTTCCGGCCCAGCTTGGCCCAGTGCCAGGCAAACTGGATGGCCAGCAGGGTCTTACCTGCGGAGGCGTAGCCACCCAGCACCACCATGTCGCCCCGGTCCACAAAGAGCCGGTCGTTGAGCTTGTCCAGCCCCCAGGTGAGGTACTCCTTCCTGGTCTTGTGCCGGTCGTAAAAGTCCAGCAGTGCCTGCTCCATGGTGACGTAGCGCAGCCCCGGCTTGTCCACCATCAGGGCGTTGCCGTCGGCCAGACATTTGGTGGCGTCCTCCATGCTGCCCGCCTGAGCCAGCCGCTCCCCCAGCAGGCACAGCTGATAGAGCCGGGCCTGCTCCTTGAGTATGGGCACATACTCCCAGATGTTGGCCGCCGTAGGGGTCTTGTCCATCAGGTCGATGAGGTACTCCCGCCAGGGCTGCTGCTCCGACGCTCCCAGCAGGGGGAGCAGCAGAACAGGGTCTACCGTTTGCCCCGTCACAAACAGCTGGCGGATGGCCTGATAGGTCATGCGGTGCCTGGGGTTGACGAAGTCCCGGTCCTGTACCTGGACCAGCACCTCCCCCACCAGATCCGGTGAGATGAGCAGGGAGCCAAGCACCGCCTCCTGGGCGGCCTCCATGTCCTGGATCACCATACCGGCACACCGTCCCTCTCAACCACCCGCCGGGGCGGCGGCGTCTGTACTTGAGGCTGGGCCGGTACATCCTCCCACCGGCGCTTGCGCAGCCACCGGCAGGCGTATGGGATACCGATGCCCCGCTGCCACTCCTCGCTGGCCTTCTGCCGGGCCAGTGCCCGGGCCATCTGATCGATGAGGGCATCATCCGGCCGGAGCTTGTCCCACTCCTCCACGGCCCCCATCCGGTCCTCTCCTCTGGGGTAGTAGTCCCAGAAGGCCTCAAAACGCTCGGGCTTCCAGGTGGGAACCGACTTGAGCCTACGCTGCCGTTTTTTCCGCTGGGGCTTGTCCCCTTCTAGGGGACTATAGGGGTTTATTAAGTCTTTACTTAGTCGTTCTTTATTTAATTGCGTCGGATTTTCCGACGACGGTTTTTCCAATGTTGGTTCACCCGTCGTCGGTTTTCCCGACAATGGTTCTTCTTCCACCATAGTCGGGTTTTCCGACAATGGCTCAGCCTGGTCCCGGATGTTGTAGATCACGCCTGTAAACTTGCCACCCTCTCCATGGGAGCGGGTGCGGGTCAGATAGCCCGCCTGCTCCATCTCACCCAGAGCGGATCGGATGGCGTCCCGGCCGCAGCCGGCCACCGTGGCCAGCCCGGCCACGCTGTAGTCCCAGTCCTCCGGCAGGGAGAGAATGATGGCAAACAGCCCCTTGGTCTTGAGGGACAGTCCGGTATGCCGCAGGATGCCATTGGGCAGGACGGTGTACCCGCCGCTGCGCTGGACACGAATCACGCCGTCAGCCATTTCTCATCACCTCCCCTTGTAAATACCGGCCATTTGTGGTATCATAATAGTGGTTTTCATGCACGAAACCATTTGGCCTCTCTGTCTGCGCCCACAGACAGGGGGGCCTTTCTTTATGCCTTTTCACGGGACTCCCCTCCCCTACCAGATTCCCATGTCGATCATCACCTTGGTGGCCACCTGCCTGATCCTCTCCCGGTTGGCCGCCCGCTCTTCCTCACTGACCACCACGTCGCTGTGGGGGGTAAAGCACAGGGTTGTGCCCAGCTTTGGCCCGGAGTCCATGGTGGCGCTTTCATCCACCAGCACCCGCGCCCCAGACATATCTGTGAGCCAGTGCAGACCCTTCCGCCGGGTGATGACGGTATCCGTCTCATATCTGCCGATCTTCTCGTGGACGGTCTTGACCGTGACCACCAGCTCCTCCAGGGGCTCAATGTTGAGATCCATATGTAAACACCTCCTCTTTCCTCTTATGCTGCGGCAAGGCTGTCCTATCCCATCCAGTTGGGTAGGCCCACCGCGACGATGATGCAGCCCAGCCATACGGCGCTGCCCCAAAACGGATGCCATCTGTGTTTCATGTCAGCCTTCCTTTCCACAGATCTGGTTTGCACACCGCAGCTCCAGCGCGGCCTCCACAATCTCCTGCAAATCCTCCATAATGGCGTCAAACTCCGGACGCTCCTGGGCGTCGATGATGTTGTCCTCCGCGATCCGCAGCAGCCGCCGGTCGGCGTGGGACTCGGCAAAGGTAAAGATCCGGTTGGTCAGCTTGGCACTGGCCTCCAGCACGGACTTGGGCCGGACCTCCGGCACCACGCTGCTGTACAGGGCGTTGGTCTCCCGCAGATGCTGGTAGGCAAGGTGCTGAGCGTTGTACAGGATCACCATCAGCTCCACCACCTCGTTGGGCGGGACCCGCTGGCCGGTCTCGTAGGCCCGCAGGCTCTCCACGCTGATGTCCAGCCGCTCCGCTGCCGCTTCCTGGGTCAAACCGGCGGCCATGCGGCAGGTTTTGTAGATATTCCGGTAATCTCCCGGCATGGTTATCTCCTCCTCTTCGGGGTAAAATGGATGTGGGGATCAGCTGGCGTCCCGCTCCTCCGGCCTGTCCCGGCCATAGAGGGCGTCGATAGAGCAGCCCAGCAGGTCAGCCAGGGCGGGCAGCTTGTCCGCGTTGGGCATGGCCAGGCCCACCTCCCACTTTCGCACGGCGACCTTGGTCACCCCCAGCCGGTCTGCGACCTGGATTCTGGTCAGGCCCATGGCCTCTCTGTACTCTTTGATCCTCATGAAGCCTCACCTCCCTTTTAGGCTTGTTCGCCTCTGTTCTATGTGATAAAATGGAACCACAAGTTTCCATGCCACTCTATTGGGACTCACTTATTCCTTGAGAGAAGGAGGCGGAAACTGTATGTCAGAAGCCTATCTTACTGAAGCCGAATACCAGGAACATTGCTGGGCCTATGGCGCCATCAGTTTGGAGATCAGCAAGCGCTTTGACCCAAATCCTTGGATTTTCAAAGCATGCTTCCGCCCCAATCCCCACGAAAATAGATTTGTTGTAGTTTTCCGGGATTTTGAAGGTGAAAAAGAGCTGACTGTTACCTATACACTGGTGGACGGATCTGAATCATACACATTTCAGCAGAAGCCCACTCCACTTTGACAGCTCCCCAACCATCTGATTCTTCCGGGTCATACAAGCCAGTCATTCCGACTTTTTCCACTCCCTGGAACAGATAGACGGTCAGATTTTTTGGCTTACACAGCAAGAAAACCCGTCGCTTCGCTCGGTATATAAATCTTTGGAACCATTTCATATTTGGCACCCCCTTCCTACCTGCGGAGCAACCTGTGGTTTACTCTGAGATAATCATAAACTCGATATTGCGCATTGTCAACCAAATTGCTCAATATTGCGCATATTTTGTCATATTGCTCACTTTCTTTTTATAAGGAGTGTATACGCGTGGATGTTCAGACTTTTGTGCAAAATGTAAAATTGCTGTGCGCAGCTAGAGGTATTAGTCCTACCTCTGCTTGCAAGGAAAGCGGCGTCGGAACCAGTTTTATCCCCGATATCAAACGTGGCAGAATCCCGTCTATTGATAAATTCGAAAAATTGGCACTTTATTTAGGTGTTACCATCAGCGAACTTCTTGGCGAAACAAGAACAGATCTTGCTGTTGTCTCCTATGATGTACCACCGAAGGATACCATCGAAGAAGTCTTTGAAGTAATAGACCTTATGAAGGGCCATATACTCAGTGATTTTCGCACATTTGTTAATGCCAGCAACCCTCCCATTTCTTCAAAATCCGCTGGACCATATTCATTTGTTCTCGAAGCAAAACTTCAAAGTTACACTCACACTCCTATAAGTTCCACAGAAGGTGTAGCCTCTGACACTTCATCTCCTAAGGAAGCTGAACTTATTGATTTGTACCGGAAATTGGCTCCTGCGCAGCAAGATACACTTTTGGAAGTAGCCCAGGCATTGGTTTCCAAGAACGATCACTTGTAAATTATCTTTTATCTGATCGCCCATAATATTGTTTCATTAAATCGATTCGACATTTTTCAACAACTATCCAATGGCAAAATAAAAGTGTCCTGTCTGGACACACAAGGGAGATGGATACTATGCCCACAAAAGACTTAGAGGACTACCGCCGCTATACAAAACCCGCAGAGCTGCACAAGGCGGTCAACACGCTGCGGGGCCTGGTGGCAGGCATCAACTCCGATATGGATGTGAGCTCCAAGGAGGTCGCAGAGCTGGTCCATTGGTGTGAGATCCACGCTGAATTTCGTGACCGCCATCCTTTCTCCGAAATTCTGCCCGTGGTGGAACGGGCCACCGAGGATGGGGTGGTGACGGAAGAGGAAGCGAAGGATATTTTGTGGCTCTGCAATAACTTTGCTGATAACAACGCCTATTATGACATGGTTACCTCCTCCATCCAGTTCCTGGCCGGAATGCTCCACGGTCTTCTGGCAGACGGTGAATTGAGTGACCGGGAGATCATGACGCTCAAGGCCTGGATCGATGCCAACGACTTTCTGGCCGGTACTTATCCCTTTGATGAGATCAACAGCCTGCTCCATGTGGTTCTGGCGGATAAGAAAATTACGCAGGAGGAGCGGGAAACACTGATGGCATTGTTCGGAGATGTGATCGACTTCACTTCCTCCTACAATCTGTCCGAGAAAGAGTTCTCCCGGCTCCGGGAAACCTACAGTATCGGCGGTATCTGTGCCGTCTGCCCTGAGATTACCTTCCAGGATAAAACCTTCTGCTTTACCGGGGAATTTTACCGTGCAAAGCGCTCCGAAATTGCCGACATTGTAGTGCAGCTGGGCGGCAAAGCCCGCACCTCTGTGTCCGCCAAAACTGACTATCTGGTGGTGGGTAATGCAGGAAATCCCTGCTGGGCCTATGCCTGCTACGGCCGTAAGATCGAGCAGGCGGTTAGTCTTCGCAAGGAGGGTGCCGGGATCGTGATCGTCAATGAGACTGACTTCTGGGACGCTGTTGACGATGCAGATATCAGAACGGATGACTAAGTCATCTTTAATAGGAAAGAGAGGTTTTTATTATGGGACTGTTCGGTAATCTGACCCAGGGTATTATGGGCAACATGAGCGAAGTATCTGTGGACGAGCTGACCAAGGAATACGGCGCCTATCTGATGGACGGCGAGACCATCCAGACCGGCTTCCGTCTGGTCCGGGACGTGGTGCTCTTCACCGATAAGCGCATCGTGGACTTTGACAAGCAGGGCGCCACCGGCCAGAAGATGCGGGTGGACTCCATCAATCTCTCCAGCATCATCCATGTCTCCGCCGAGACCTCCGGCTTTGGCATGGATGACAGCGAGATCAACATTTCCTATATCTCCTCCCCCTACTACCGGGCCAGCGGCGGGGTGTCTGTGGCAGAAAAGAAATTCGAGTTCCCCAAAAAGTACAGCATCCAGCCGCTGTATAAGCAGCTCCAGGAGATCGCATATGAGAACCACGAAAATCTGAACAAGTAACTTCATCATAAGACAATAAGAGCCGGGGTTCACGCCCCGGCCTCTTAAAACGCCAAAAATCGAACTTTTGTGCCACGAAAGCAGGTGAATCTGATGGACGCAGCCCAATATCTCCGCAAGTCCCGCATGGAGGAAGGCATGGATACCGAGGAGGTGCTGGCCAAGCACCGCAAGGCCCTGGCCGACTTTGCCGCCTCCCATGACATCCACATCATTGAGACCTACTATGAGGTGGTCAGCGGCGAGAGCCTGTACGCCCGCCCGGAGATGCTCCGGCTGCTGGAGGACGTAGAGGAGGGCCGCTACGACGCTGTGCTGGTGATGGATCTGGACCGGCTCTCCCGCGGCCGCATGAAGGACCAGGGCATCATTCTGGATGCCTTCCGGGACTCGGGCACCCTCATCGTCACCCCGGAAAAGACCTATGACCTGTCCGACGATTTGGACGATGAGATGGCGGAGTTCAAAACCTTCATGAGCCGCCGAGAGTACAAGATCATCAACAAGCGGCTGCGGCGAGGGCTGAAGCAGACCATCCGGGACGGCTGCTATGTGGCCAATGCCCCCTATGGCTACCGGAAGGTCACGGTGGACCGGAAGCCCACCCTGGAGATCTACGAGCCGGAGGCCAAGTTCGTGCGCATGATGTACGACCTCTACCTCCAGGGCTACGGCTGCGTCTCCATCGCCCGGTATATCAATTCCTTGGGCGCCAAGCCCCACCGCTCGGCGGAGTTCACCCGCAACAGCGTGGCCCACATTCTGCGCAATCCCACCTTTGCCGGCAAGATCGTGTGGGACCAGAAGACCCACATCCGCAAGGGGGCCAAGGGCAACCCCAAGCACATCACCATCTACAATCCACGCGATCAGTGGACCATCGTGGACGGGATGCACCCGGCCATCATCTCCCAGGAGACCTACGACCAGGTCCAGGCCGTCCTGGCCGGCCGGTATATCCCCTCCCGGAACGACGGCACGGTGCGCAGCTCTCTGGCCGGGCTGGTGAAGTGCGCCAACTGCCGCCAGAACATGCAGCGCATGACCATGAAAGGCACCCCTTACCTGCTCTGTACCAGGCCCGGCTGCTGCGCCAGTACCAAGTTCGAGCTGGTGGAGGAGCGGGTGCTGGCCTACCTGGAGGAGACCCTGGCCCGCCTGGAGTTGCAGCAGCAGACCGGTATCAGCCGGGACACCTCCGTGCAGGAGGCGGCACTGGAGGCTGTCAAAAAGGAGCTGGCCGCCGCCCAGCGGCAGAAGAGCCGTCTGTATGAGCTTCTGGAGATGGAGGAGTACGACCTGCCCACCTTCCGGGAGCGGATGGCTGCGGTGAAGGAGAAGATCTCCGGTCTGGAGCGCCGCCAGCGGGAGGCCCAGCAGGCCATTGAGGACGCCAGGACCGCGGACCCCGCTTCCCTGGCCAGGAAGATCCGGGCGGTCCTGGACGCCTACGGCGCCGCCGATCCAGCCGGCCGCAACGCCATGCTGAAGGGCGTCATCTCCACCATTCAGTACCAAAAGGAGAAGAAAACCAGGCCCACCGAGTTCCAACTGGCTTTTGAGCTGAAACCCTTCTGATTGCAACCCATTGGGGCGCAATGGTTTCAGCGGTATATAAGACGCTATATCTTCCGATAAAGATTGTATCGAAGATCTGCGTTTCTACCCAACCCAAAGTTCCCAGGCGGCCATTGAGCGGGCCGTCAGCATCAAGGCCGGGAAGGCCGAGCTGCTGTATGTCTACATCGATGTGGAGCCGGTGGGCTTCAACCGCGGTTTCTACACCGTTGACGTGCGCTACTTCTATCGAGTCACCGCCGACGCCTTTGTGGGTGCCGCCCGGCCTGTAGAGGTCAGCGGCCTGTGTGTTTTCGACAAGCGGGTGATCCTGTTCGGCAGCGAGGGCACCGCCAAGATTTTCTCCTCCCAGACCTCTCTGGACGGTCTGGATGAGCAGCACATCCGCCAGAGCAATCTGCCCACCGCCGTGGTGGAGGTGGTGGACCCCATCGTCCTGAATATGAAGCTGGTGGATGTGTGCGAGTGCCACCACTGCGACTGCGAGCTGTCCGATATTCCGCCCTGCATTTGCGGCTGCTTCAATAGCGAGCTGTGCTGCGGCAGCGAGAGCAAACGGATCTACGTCACCCTGGGTCAGTTCTCCATCATCCGGCTGGAGCGCGACTCCCAGCTGCTCATGCCGGTGTACGACTACTGCATGCCCGAGAAGGAGTGCGCCTGCGGCAACTGTGAGGAGGACCCCTGTGAGATCTTCCGCCATGTGAAGTTCCCCGTCAACGAGTTCTTCCCCCCCAGCGCCCCCTCCGCCGGCCCTGACTGCCATCCCCAGCTGAAGGGCTGCTGCTCCTGAATCACCTATAAAAAGTCCGGCGCGGCATTTCTGCCGCGCCGGTCCTTTTTAGCCCATGCGTTTTGCCGCTGCAATGTACAACGGAATGGCCGCAAGCTGTGCCGTCACAGAGACTGCAATCATGGCCGGAAGGCTGACGTCATACAGCACCCCCAAAAGCCAGCTGCCCAGAAACCAGAACACGCCGAAGGAACATTCAAAAATACCGTACCCGGTAGCGCGGCTGGTTTTGGGCACCATGTTTGTCACAGCCGCCTTCAAAATGGATTCCTGTGCGCCCATCCCAATCCCCCACAGCGCGATCCCCAGAAGCAGCATGGGTACACTATGGGCACCGAAGACAAAAACCGCAAAGGGCGCCGAGAGCAGCGTGGACCAGACCAGCGCTCGAATCCCCTTCTTATCAAAGAGCATCCCAAAGAAAAGGGCGGCAACCGCATCCACCAGCATGGCTCCGGCATACAGAAGGGGCAAGGTCCCGCTGCTGACCAATGCAGAGGTCTCTGCAAGTCCAGCCGCAAGTTCTGTGTAAGTGCGGGAAACATGCATCAGAATAATGGAATAGTCAATAAAACCAAAGGCAAACAAGCTGATCCCGCCAATATACAGGAGGAACTCTTTTTTCAACCGAAAGGGCACATATTCTTTGGGCGTGGGCTCAAATTGCTCCGGATTTGGGAATTTGCGTCTGGTGAGCAGCAGCAGCAGGATGGTAATCGCTCCCGGAATGGCCAGGACCGCAAAGCATGCGGCATAAATTTCAAACGCAGTTCCCTCCGTCCGGAACAGCATCACCAGATACAACAGCACAGGTCCCAGAAAGGCGCCGATCTGGTCAAGGGCCTCCTGGATCCCAAAGCTCTTTCCCACGCCCTCCTGAGAGGCGGCAAAGGACATGATGGTATCCTTGGCAGGCTTTTTGATGGCCTTTCCCATGCGCTGGATCACCAGCAGGACGCAGGCCGCGATCCAGCCGTGTTCCCCCACAAGGGCAAGGGCGGGAACCGCCAAAACATCCAGAATATATCCCGCCACGGTCATGGGCCAGTATTGCTTGGTCTTGTCCACCCATTTTCCAAATACATAGCGCATGGAATAGCCGATCAGCTCGCCCAGCCCGGAGATAAAGCCGATGACGCCTGCCGACGCCCCCAGCAAATCCAAATATGCCCCCCGAATGCTGGAGGCTCCTTCGTGGGTCATATCTGAAAACAGGCTGACCACGCCAAACATCAAAATAAACAGCATGGCCTGGGAGATTCTTTTCTTGCCCTTCCTCAT